TTATCCTAAGCCATCTTCAAGTTGGACTGCATCAGAAATATGGAATACTGGTGTACCTTATGTTCCACATGCTCCGGGTTCTGTTATATCACTATCTGGTGATAAGGTAGGAATAGGTATTATCCCTGAATTTGACAGTTCTTATAAGTTAGATGTAAATGGTGATGTAAATATAGCATCAGGTAGTAAATATAAAATTGGTGGAGTTAATTTAAAATATACAGATATTGAAGAAACTCCATCAGCATATACATTACCAACAGCATCTTCATCTGTTTTAGGTGGTGTTAAAGTAGGTAATAATTTGAGTATAGATGCTAATGGTGTATTATCAGCAACAGGAGGTTCAAGTGTATTTAGTTTAAATGGAACTAATGCTTATTATAATAATGGAAATGTTGGTATAGGTACTACAAATCCACAAACCATTTTAAATATAGCAAAATCTGGCGACCCTAAATTAAGAATAGCAGGAACAGATTCTAAAGATACAGTAGGAATACAATTATTAGAATCAACAAATACCGCTACTAATTATGGTTGTGAATTACTTTATGACGGAGATGTTAATATATTTAAAATTAATATGTTTAATGGTGGAAGTGTAGTAAATGCTTTTAATATGAATAGAACCAATGGTTATGTAGGTCTTGGAATGACAGCGTCAAGTTCTTATAGATTAGATGTTTCAGGAAATATAAGATGCACAACTTTATATCAAACTAGTGATAAAAGATTAAAGAATAATATTCAAAATTTAAATTCAGTATTAGATTTAATAAATGGTGTAAATCCAGTATCTTTCAATATTGAAAATGATAATAAAACAAAATATGGTTTTATAGCACAAGAGTTGGAAAATATAATACCTGATATTGTGAATACTCCAAATGATGATGATGATTATTATTGTGTTGATTATGTTTCTATGATACCATTATTAACAAAATCTACACAGGAACTTCATAAGATAATTATGGAGCAAGAAAATAAAATTATGGAGCAAGAAAATAAAATAAACAAACTTGAAGAGATACTTGCAAGAAATGGTATAGTTTAATAATTTACCAATTAATATAATAATACATTGTTTTTTGTTATAAATAATAAAATATATAATACAATATACTTTTAATTACATATATAATTAATATAAGATATTAAATAGAGTAATATATATATATAAAAGATGAATTATGATATATTAGAATTTGATTCATCAAATATTAAGATATTAAATAATATAGAAACAATATCTGGAATTTTCAAAGTAAATGGTATTGATAAATTTCAAGAAACTTCTAATTTTATAATATTAACATCAAATATTTTATTACAAGATACTTCTAATTTTATAATATCAACATCAAATATTTTAACAACAGATAATTCTGCAATTAATAATATAGGTAATCAAAATACTTCTAATTTTATAATATCAACTTCAAATATTATTAGTGATCGTATTACAAATTTAAATGCCGACGATATAGCTGATGGTACAGAAAATAAATATATTATAAATAATATATATTCAACCGACCTAACAGTTTCAGGAGATTTTACTGTAAATGGTGTAGATACTACTATAAATTCAGTTTTACATTCATCAAATTATGTAGATATAATAAATACATCTGCAAATACAGCATTTACTATAAAACAATATAATGAGATAAATGATGTATTTAGTGTATTAAATACAACAGAAGAATTATTTAAAATTGAAAGTAATGGTAATATTGGTATAGGTACAACACCTTTTAGAAAATTAGATGTGAATGGTGATATTAATTTTACAGGAAAATTATATAATGGCGATAGTGAATTTATTACTTCATATATGTTAAAAGAAGGCAATGATATATTATTTTCAAACAATATTATCATAAAAGGAGATTTAACAACTTCTAATTTAACTATATTAGGTGATTCAACAACTCTCGAAACTAATGTTTTTACAACTGAAAGATTAGAAATAAATAATATTGGTACTGGAACTGGAATATCTGTAACACAATTAGGTGGTACTGATGATATTTTTACAGCAAGTAACAGCAGTAGAGAAGTATTTAATATAATTAATAATGGAAATGTAGGAATAGGCATTACAAATCCGAGTGTTTCTTTACATGTTGCAGGTACAGATGGTATTGTAGTTCCTGTTGGTACAGAAGAAGAAAGACCATCTGAAAATATAATAGGTTTAATAAGATATAATACTACAATATCAAGTTTTGAGGGTTATGGATCTACATGGGGTTCTCTTGGTGGTGTCAAAGATGTTGATGGTGATACATATATTAGTGCCGAGAATAATCCAGGAGATAATAATGATGAACTTAAATTCTTTACAAAGGATGTTGAAAGAATGGTAATTACCAGTAATGGTTTAATAGGTATAGGAACAACAAATCCTGCTGCAATATTACATGTTGAAGGAGAAATTATTTCTACAAATAAAATTACATCTTATTATTCAGATGAAAGACTTAAAACAGATATAGAATTTATATCAGAACCATTAAATATAATTGAGCAACTTAATGGATTTTACTATAAACCAAATGAATTAGCTAAATCACTAGGAATAAAAAGTAATAAAAGAGAACTAGGTTTAAGTGCACAAGAAGTTAATAAAGTATTGCCTGAATTAGTAGATTTAGCTCCATTAGATATAATATGTGATAATAATAATAATATTATATCAAAATCAGGCGAAAACTATTTAACAATTTCTTATGATAAAATAATTCCAGTAATAATAGAATCTATTAAAAAACTAAATAGTGAAATTAAATTATTAAAAGAAGAAAATAAATTGTTAAAAGAAGCTATTAATTAAATATTCTTTAATCAAATGTTAGCAAACATTTTGTTTTTATAATATCATGATTTATAATATTATTAACTTTTTGTTTACATGTGTTATTTTCAATCATTTTTTTATAAATATTATCATAATTATTTATAGCATATGTTATTATATTATTATTAAATATCCATCGGAAAAAGTTAAGTTGTCCAACTGTTGTTTCAATATAATCAGTGCGTTCATTATTGATAAAAAATGTTATTCTATGGTGTCTTCTAAAAGAATCAAAATTAAATTTACTATATGATTTTAATTGTGCGCGATAATCTTGGTATAAATTAATTTTTCTAATATTTTTTTTATATTTTTTTAAATCATCTTGGCAAGATTCATCCGGGTAATCATTATAAATATTTTTATTTTCATCAATCCAATAATAAATATTATTACTTTTTGAATAATGTGTTACCAACCATTCAATAATACGTAATGATAGTTTGTGATTACCATTAATAATATTTTTAAGTGTAATTTTATATTCAGTGTTTTTATTATAAAAATCTGTTAACGATGATAATAATAAGTTCTGACCTAAATCACACATTATCTTAAATATATTTATTACATATTCTTTAAGTAATAAATAATAGAAAATAAATTAAAGCATAATTAATAAGATGGTGAGCTACCAATTTCTAATGTATTTTGACGTAAATCAGGCTCAATAGTGCTAATTAACCATGGACCAACGGCATTTTGAGGGTTAGGTATTTCAGAACGTAGTTGTAAATTAGCATTTCTTAATGATTGTCCTACTGTATTAACTCCTACATGATATCCAGCTGTTAAATAATTTTGGTCACCTACATTTCCACTACCAGATGGATTAATGCGAGCCCATTTGCTGTCAGCAGCGTCTTTAGGTAATAAATCTTCTGCTGTTAATCTATCACGGGGATAACAAGCTTGCATACTTTCCGAAGCTTCTTCTTGTACTTCCTGTGCTTCATATGATGCATAAGGGCCGTTGCCACCAATAGATGTCATCGTTACTTCTGTTCCCTGTTCACCTTCTAAGTTTTGTTTAAATACTTCATTGCCTTTTGGATCAGAAGCACCATAATTACCTATACCAGAAGAAGCCATCGATGGATCGCGTTGCTTATTGTCTATATCAGCTACTGAACCACCTTGGCTATTTGCGAAATTTTCATAATAAAATGGTTCTGGAACATTTTCTTCCATTTTATTCATTTGCATTGAACGAGAATTATTACATTTTGAGTTATAAGTTAATAATAATAATAAAGATAAAAGCAATAAAATTGCTATTGAAAACGATATTACTACACTTTTATTAGCACCCATATTTAATTATACTATATATATCTATCTATTATTTACAATAGATTATATTTAAAATATTTTATAATAATCTATTTATTTTTTCTTCTTGTATTATTAATAACTCATTAATATTATTTAAAAGATTATTTGCTTCTTTTGTATTTCCGTATTCTTTAACATCTTTAAACTTATCTTTGATATTTTTATAATCCTCTTGATATTCTTCAATTAAAGCATTATATTTACTTATTTTAATATTTGTATTTTTTTCTAATATTTTAACTCTATCGCCAATTTTATCAATTATATCATCTATACAAAACCATTCATTTGTATCTTTTTGCATATCTGTTATATCCATCGACTTTATAAGCCATTTATTTGAAGTATATTCACTATAAAAATATAATCCTATATATTCTATTGTTAAATTTATAATACATTTTTTATAATTATTATTTTCTTTTAACATATTTATTATGGTATCAATATCATTTATATTAAGATTATTATAAATAATATTATTAAATTCTTTATTTGTTATTATTACATTTATAGTTTTTGTTTGATTGCAAAAACTCTTAGTATATAGCTCATCTACATCATTTTTTTCAAAGCTTTTACCGAACCATTTATTGGATTCCTTTAAAATTTCTTCGGCTATATTATTATCTATTTTAATTAAATCGTTGATAGTATCATTATTTGTTTTATCTGATATAAATAATGTTAAACTATATCCTTTACCATTTAATAATTTTTTTATACCTTTAATTTTAACATCTGTAATTGAAAGTTTAATAGCGTTTTTTGATAAAGATATAAATTTATTGTCTTTTTTATATGGAGTTTTTAACATCACTTACTTCTTCTTTATAAATAAACTTAATACTTTTTTATATTAATATTTTACAAACATAAAAATAATTAAAATTATTAACCAATTTTATATGGAGTACTATTAATAATAGTAGCATCCTTAGGTTTGCTTGTCATAAACATACCAGCAGGAGAAAATGGTATTAATCCATTTTCTAATATATATTTAAAAATATCTTTTGGTGTTTTATTAACTTTAATATTTTCCCGATAAATATTCATTAATATTAGTTTTATATTAAGTACTTTCATTTCACATTCTTTTGTAGGTAAATCATAATAATCACCCCAACCATTTAACTTTGTTAAAAATGCATTAATTATACGAGCGTAATCTTTTATAATTAATTCACTATTATTTTTTAGTTGTGCAGGTGTACTAATGTTTTTTGATAATCCAAAGTCATATATCATCATATTATATCCACATGCTTTTAAATAATATTTTTTCCCATCAAACTCATATTCATAATATCCTTTTTCGTTATTCATTTGATATAAAAAGTTTCCGTAATGAGCATCATTATGAACATATCCTACTAAGTTTTGAAATGTTCCAATAGATATAAATACTTGAATTAATAAATTCATCATTATATTTATATTACCTGCAACATCTCTGTTTACTATTAATGTTTTTAAATCACCATGTGCTAATTCATTAATAGATACTAATTTTAATTTACTAGGCATTATCACTCTATCACCTTTATAATTCATTAGTGTATCTCTTTTACAAATAGCATGTTTGTGAACAGCAGCAAAATGTTTAGTTTTCTTTGTAAGTAATAATTTATCAGTTATTAGTCTCATCAATTTGATTTCTTGTAAATTATTTTTTGTAGGTGTCATAACTTTTGATACAATAGAAAATCCTCCTAAACTTTCTTTAATACTTGATAAATATATTACACCATAAGAACTTTCAGTACCTATTTTTTTTACTAAATCAATTACATTATTGATAGTATATCCACGTTTACCATCTTTAAATATTTTTGTATTTAAACAATCATCTTCGTTTATGATTTTTAAACGTTCTTGCAAATATCTAGAAAATTTAACACGATTATCAAGTGTAAATTTGTTAGCAATTAACTTATTTTTAAGAAATCTCTGTATACGTTTGGCTTTTGAATTTTTTTTAGATATTGTATTTCTGGATAATTCTATAAACGCGGGAGTTTTAGATTCAGCTTTAACAACATCATTTATAAAAATCTTTTTTGATACACTTTTAGGTTTTTTTGAGATACTTTTGGGCATTATATCCTTATTTGATACACTCTTAGGTTTTTTTGAGATACTTTTATGAATATTAACTTTTATATTTTTCTTTTTAGGATCTTTTTTAACCAAATTTTTTACTTTTACAGATGATTTGCCTTGTATTTTTAAAACTTTACTATGATCTTTTGAACCTTTTCTTGGAAAACACCATTTGCTTTTACCTTGATTATATATTTTCAATGCGTCCGTATATTTCATTGTATTTACTATTATATTAGTAGATTATTATGTTAAATTTTAACAAAAAAAATGATAATATTGATATTGATAATGATAATAATAACATAATTGATATTTTAATTGAATATATAAAGGATGAACTATTAAAATCTAATATAAGATATGAAATAGTAAAACCAATATTAATTTATTTACTATATTATTTAATACCATTTATTTTATTTATCGTATTTTTAAATTTTATATCAACTATAATAGCAATATGTATTGTATTTAAATATTTATTATAAAATAGAATGATAAATAAAATATCAGGTGGTATAAATATAACACCATTAATATCATCTATAATAATACTAAGTACAAGATTATCTGTTGATAAAAGGAAACTAATAAAGGATAGTGCAAAATTATCTACACGAGCTCCAAAAAAAATATTATTAAATACATTAAATGTTTTAACATATAAAAAGCAACCTTTAAATCAAGAGCCAATTAAAACTATTAAACAAAGTAAACAAAAACCAAGTAAAAAAAATGAAACTATTAAACAAAGTAAACAAAAACCAAGTAAAAAAAATGAAACTATTAAAAAAAGTAAACAACATCTTGTTAAATCAAGAAAACCTACAAAAAAAATGAAAGGTGGTAATAATAAAGATTTTTTTGAATAATTAATATTCCATGCCTTTATTTTTGTTAATATTAATAATAGACTCGCTAATTAATTTATTGTAATTAGTTTCTTTATTTTTATTATTAATAATAAACCATCCTCTTTTATATAAACTGGTGTTTGTTTCAAATGGTTCACGTTCAATAGTATATAATAGACCTTTATTAAATATAACAATATTATCTATTTGCATTTTATTACATAATAAGTGCGAGATTTTATATCATTTTTTAATAATTTAATAATTAAAAAATGGATGAAGAAATTGTTGAAGAGTTTCGTGAATTATTTGATTTTGACAAAGCAAAAAAAAATGTTATTTTAGATAAGATTATAACAGATGATATAATAATAGGTAATAAAATAGATATATCTGATGATGTTTATAAGGATACTGGAATACATGAATGGGCTTCAAAAATACCTACATTAGAAGGTAGTAAATTATTAATAAAAAAATTAATTAAACATCCTATTAATGATAGAGAATTATTAATATATAGGCAAAACTCTTTTGTAGATTATGATATTGATATTGAAATATTAAAAGATTATGAAGATGATATATTATGGATATATAAAATTTCTGAGGAGATAAGTGATAATTCTTCAATAGAAATATTATTTCCTTCATCCTTCATAATAAGTTATATTAATTATATTGAATATTTATTGGATGCTTATCATATATACAAAATATATTTTATACCAATTACATCTATATTATATCCAGTTACTACTTTTTTGGCACCATACTTTTATTTAAATAATTATATGAAAATGAATATTAGTTTTTCAAGTTATATTAATACTATTTATTATATATTTTCAATGTTACTAAAAACGACAGGTAATTTTCGTCAAGATTTAACTAAATTCGTAACACTATTTTTATATGTAGGAATATATCTATATAATATGTACCAAACATATGAAATTGCTGTATTTTTACATGATACCAAATATAAATTACATGAAAAAATGGAAGGATTAGTTAAATTTGTTAAGCATTCCCTTAATATAACAAAAAATGTATCTAAAAATGTATTGGATGCTTTTTTTATAATAGAAAAAAACTTTGAGCATCTTGATATCAATAACACAATGACTGATATTTATAAACTATGGAAAGATAAACAGCTAAAAAATAAAGTATCAGCTTTATTAAAAACAATATATGGTATAGATGTATTATATGCAATCAATAATTTACTTTTGAAAAATGAATGGTCTGTACCAAATTATAATGATAATGAAACAACATTATGGGGTGCAAAAAATCCAGTATTAAGTAAAGAACAAGTAAGTAATCCCATAAACTTAGATAGAAATATAATTGTTACGGGACCAAATGCAGGTGGTAAAACTACTTATGTAAAAACAATTTTATCAAATGTCATATTAAGTCAAACATTTGGCATAACATATAGTTTAAAATCAAATATGATATTATATGATACTATAAATTCATTTATGAGAGTATCAGATGAATTAGGTAATAAATCATATTTTGAAGCAGAAGCTGAATATTGTTTAAATATGATAAATAAAGCTAAGGATATAAGTAAGTATAATGAAAGGGGTTTGTTTTTAATGGATGAACCAATGCATTCTACACCACCAACAGAAGGTATGGCAACTGCTTATTCTGTTATTGAATATTTAAGTAAAATGTCTGGTATATCTTTAATTATTACTACACATTTTCATAAATTAGTAAAATTAGAAGAATTATATCCAGATAAATTTATTAATCTCTCAGTTGACGCTATTCCTCAAGATGATAAATATTATTTTCCTTATAAAATTAATAAAGGTCATTCTTATTTATGTATTGCAATTGAATTGCTTGATATTAAAGATTTTCCAAAAGAAATAATAGATAATGCGATTAAAATGAAAAACAAAATATGTTATGATTTTAATAAATAATGTATAGTTTTTTATTTAATCAAACTTATATCAGTATTTTTGTAATTGCATTGCTTGTATTTTTAATAATGTTCTTATGGCGTAAATTAACTATATTAGAAGGGAATTACTTTTTACTTGAAAAACGTGTTAATATTATAAAAAAAGAAGATAGAACAGAACAATTATCTAAAAATCTCGAAAAATCTGATGCCATAATGAAAGAAGTTTTTAAAAATAATATAAAAAGAGATACTTGTGATAATAATGATACCATGTGCAATATTCCTAAGAATTTTAATGAGGAAAATTATATTATGGAAGATATTAAAAATGATATTGATATAACATTCGTAGAAGTTAAAGATTTTGATAATAGTAAGGTAGATATTGTAAATATTGATGAAGAAATTATTGAAAATGAATTTAAAGAAGATAATAAAGATGAACAAGAACTTGTATCTCATATTGAAAATATAACTGGTACAACTGAATATACAGATGAAGCAACCATAGAATTTACTGATACTAATGATAATGCTTCAACAACATCAGAAATAACATTTAATAGTGAAGACGATAAATCACTAAGTAAAAAATTTAAAGCAATGAATATGGAAAAGTTACGCGAAGAATGTAAAAATAATTCTTTGAGTACCGAAGGAACAAAATCAGCATTAATATCTCGTATTATAGATAATATTAAAAAACAAAAATAAAAAATATTGTATTTCAATAGATAATTATAATAATGAGTTTTCATTCTACAACAGAACCAAAACCTCAATGTCCAATAAAGATGTCAGATGGAAGATCATTTACAGATTACCGCCCAAGATGTATGGTCAATTCAGAATTAATGACTGATATATCAAACAATAACATGATTAAAAGTAGCTATGAAAGCAGAGTATTTTTACAAGAAAATGCTGAAAAATTAATGGAACGCAATAGATTATCAGTTTTAGATCGTCTTGCACCTTGTGCTCCTTGCAATAGACCTTTTAATGATCCAGGTACTATGTATCCAGAAAGATATATAGTTAAATGTACTCCAACAAGCTGTGAAAAAATTGAAGTGAATAAACATGGATTAGGAACAAGCACCAGAGTACATCTATAATTTTTATTAAATCATAAATAATTCTATATATACATTATAGAGATATAATAATGATTTTTAATGATAAACATATAAACTTAAAAGTAACTTTTTTCAAAGATTATTCTAAAATAAAACTAACTGGAAATGTTAAAAATCCAGGTCAATATAAAAATATATTAATAATGGCTCCAAATCCCATTGATAGAATGTCTAATTATTCTGGTTCTGGATTACCATTCCCTAATAATGAAATAGCATTTCAAAATACACCAAATCGCGAAGATATAACTGGTTCAGGTGTTATAAATACCGAGTTTTACTATCCTAACAGTTTTTATATGCCAGATGGTATCAATAAAATTGTATCTTCTATTTTTTTACAATTAACAGATAAAAATGATGAAGTATCACATGTTTATTATAAATTACATGATATTAATGCTTTAAGAACACTCATTAATAGAGCTTCTAGAAAAAATCCAGAATTTTATGGTGCAAAAGATTATATTCTTCCGATTGCAACAGCTGAAAATGTAATGAGAGCATATGCTAATGCTAAAATTGAGCACGATATAGCATAATTTATTCAAAAATTAAATTTGTAAGACATCCCGCAGTATAACTCAATGATGATATAATTATAATTAAAATTAAGTATGCTAATTTCGCTGTCTTAAATATATCACAATATTCAGTAAAATATAAGTATATTTCAAATATAGAAATCTTAACTAACATTCCAAGTAATACTTTAAAACCAAAAAGAAAACCTATAATAAAATTAATAATAATATGTGATAATAAATAAACTTTATTTTCAAAAATATTGTTATTTGGATTTGGATAGAAAAAATCTTCAAAATAATATATTCCATGCACACACCTTAAATATGTAAAAGCAAATGTTAAAAATATAACAACAGATAAATACATATAAAAATATATTGTATTCATTTTGTATCTATATATATAACATTTTATAATTATTTTTAATAATACTTTTTTTGAGATATTTATCTACATTACTATTTAAGTTTTTCTTTGAATAATAAAATAAAATACCTTTATTTAATACATCTTGTTTAAATGTCTCAAAATATGTTTTAACATCACTTGTTTTTATGTCTTTAAATAATTTATAATATTCTTTATTGGTTATAAACTTTTTATTAAAAAGAAAGTGAGTATTATAATCATTATTAAAAGATGTTAAATTATAAAATTTTTTGTCTTCAAAGTTAACTTGTTTGGTATTTTTAGCATCTTCCACATCTTGGTCTGTTATTTTATAGGTTTTTAATATTTTAATTATTTCATTGACGAGTATTGGATAATTTTTAGCTTCGCATTGTGTATAAATATAATAATATGATGATTTTGCATTCATTATATCGATATTATATGATATACCTACATTATATATTAGCCCCAGTTTAGTTCTAAGTATTTTATAAAATATACCAGTATGAAAATTGAATAATATCGTACTTAACAAATTAAGTATAAAATTTTCCTTTGATAAATATTCTATTTTTTTACAAACATATAATCTAACAATTACATTATCATTTTGTTTATTTTCAACATGTATTATTTTAAATTTATTATTATTATATTGAAGTATCGGATATATATTACTACATTTATTATATCTTTTAATTTTTCCAAAATATTTTTTGACATTTACTTGTGTTTCTCTAACCTTATTTTTGGGACATGTAATACTTATTAATAAATTTTTAGAACATATTTTATTTTTAATAAATTTATGGATATCCTTCATAGTAAACTTCTTTACCTTTTTAATATGACTTTTATAATCACGCATATGAAAGTATTTTGGATGCAAATATTTAAATATTTTTGTATCAAACTCATATTCCACATCAGAGGTCATATTATTGAGCTCTTGTACAACAGCATACTTTTCTTTTTTTGCTATTTTTTTATCAATATAGAAGTTTCTAATACTATTAGACAATATGTCCATATAAAATTCTAAATCTTTATATAAACCATTAATATAAACACACATATCATACTCGTCTACATATGCGTTACTATTTCCGCCTCTTTTCAATATTTCATTATTGATATATTTTGAACTTTTATATTTTTTAGATGTTAGTCTACCTAATAAATGTTCATAATAATGTGTTAATTCACTTATTTCTGGTGTTTCATGATTAAATCCTAATAAGTAGTTTGCAGATATATGAGTTAACTTTGTGTCTAATGGTATTATAATAACTTTAATTTCATTATCTAATACATATTTTTTAAATTTAATATCCATATATCCTATAAAAATGAGTACATAATTTATAAAATATCTTAAATTTCTTAAACTTTATAAAATTTATTATAAAATAAAATTATGTACTCATTTTATTCTTGAGTTCTTGTTTCACTTTTGATATTCTAAAAAATTCAATACTAAATGAGAATAAACAAATAAATTATTAATACTATCATAGTTACGAAAATCATATATTGTCAATAGTGCAAATATTTCATAACATTTTATTATATCTAATATAGATTCTATTCTAAATATATACAATAATAAGTTCATTAAATTTGATAAAAGTAATGTATTTATTGTTATATTTTTATAATATATATAATAAAGTTGCATTGAATACAATGTATAATAAAATCTAATATCACGTTTTAATACTAGATTATCACAGGCATTTTTAATACTATTTATTTTACGAAAATAATGAACAAAACTTGTAGCAAATAAAAAAATATATGAATTTGTTATACTGGATATAATATATATAATAAATAAGTATGAAATATTATTATATCCTATATAAAATTCTATATCATGAACTAATTTTGTTACTTTAACCATTAATACTGCTAATATTTTCTTATGAAATTCATTTGTTGTTAAAGTAAATAAAAATAGATTTCTAAATGCTTTATTATAATATATTGACAATAAACCTAAAACTTTACCAAAATAATAAGCCCAATATGGATAAACACAATAATGAACCTTCATTATAACTCTTAAATCTTTGTTTTCATTATTATCATTATTATCATTTTGATTATATATATAATGACATTCGCGATGAAAATCAAATGCTACTATATCACCTTTCTTAACAATTTTATTTTCTGGTATCATGTTAAAACATGTTATAACATTGCTATTATCATCTAAACCAATAATTAGTCTATAACAAGAGGCAAATGGAAATAAATAATATGGTCCATCAATATGTTTTGTATAAAAAATAGTATCTGATGTATTTTTGTCTTTTGTTGATGAAGGTGCTGTAACATATATTTCATTCATATCATTTAATATATCAATATTATGATTTTTTGAAAAATTATTTTTAAACATATTAATAATATTATCACATGTAGCTAATTTTAAAAATAGTATTGATATATCAGTTGGTAATTTATTATACCATATATGTGTTGATTTATCATTTGGTGGATTTTGAGATATTACCCATTTTCTTAATTCATTTATATAATTTGTATCATCTATTTTTGTTGAAAATACTTTATTTTTTTGATGAATCCATGGAAAGTAAATAAGCATATTTCTATATAATATTATATATTTATTTATTATATATATTATAATGATTAGTTAATATTGCTTTATTCTACATTATTTCTATTCTCTGGCAATACATATGGTACTTCTAGATACTCAAATATATCTTTTTCAGATTTTATTTTATCTGTTGTATCTATTATTTTTCCATTTTTATCTTTGAATCCGTATTCTGATAATGATATGTCTTTTTGTAAAGCAATGCGTCTCATGTAAATATTAAATTGATATGAACCTGTAAAGTAAAGTAAAGCATAATAATAATATGAAGGGTCAGCTATTAATATATCAATGCGTCTTGCTGGTAATTCTGGTGATAACTTACATAATCCCATAAATTTATTTTTACCATTTGCTAGTGTTTCTATAATATATCCGGATGACTTTAATTCAGTAATAAGATTTTTAAGTTCTAAGTCAGGTCTGTTTTTTATTAATACATCAATATCTCCCATATCACTATTTTGACGTCTGTAACTACCAACCAATTCAAATTCAATATCCTTATAAGTCTTATTAAATGTCTTGTTAATAATATCGTAGTGTTTTTTACCTTCATACATGGGAATACGTTGTATCATATCATCATAATATTTTAAACCTATTTTTTGTTTATCATTTAATAGCTCTGGCTTTTCTTTGAGTTCTTCAAATGAGTTTACCTTTTCCATCAAGTCCTTGATTTTCACTGGTCCCACGCCATATAAGTTAGCTAGTTTACGTTTTAGTGAAAACTTAGGATCAGCTAGTGCTCTTTCAACAGCATTTATTTTTCCAGTTTCAAAGTATTCTTTTATTTTTTCTTTTATTTTGTTACCAATTCCTTTAATATTTGCAAAACTATCTATATTATTTAACTTATCTGTTGACATCTCAATAGAATTTATTACCTTGCTATATGCACGTGCCTTAAAAGGCTGTTTATTTAGTGTCTCATATTCTTCAAGTATTTTAAGATTTTTTATTAATTCTTTTTTTGGTTCAATTTTTGGTTCTTTTATGTTCTCTTTATTAATACATCTACCAGTCATTGGATTTATTACTTTGCCTTCTGGACATTCTGTTTTTTCGCATTTTCCTGTCAATTCATTTTTTTTCTCATTTTCCTTGCATTTATTTACACATCTACCGGTCTTAGGATTTATTTCCTTACCTTCCTTACAAACTTTTTGCATTATCTTTGATATATTAATATAAAAAATATATATTCAATTTTTATAAAAATAGATAAAAATATATAATGTGATTTGTATGTCAGTGTGTGAGTGCGAGTGTATGTGTAGGTTGTACTGGTATATTTTTTTATTTCTTAGCCATGAATGGGGGTAGAGGGTGCACTAAGCGTGGTATGTAATCACGGCGCGAGTATCCATACATTAGCTTCATTTTGTCGCAGTTCTCAGATACTTCCTTGATGAACTCTCTGAGACGCATGAGTTGCTTGCAATCATCTAGTGTGATCTTGTTCTTGTCTTTGATTGCAGCATTAATCTCTTGTTGAAGTCCGTTGATTTTGCTGATGAAATATGCCTTGGAAGCTTCAACAATGGTGGCGTGGTATCCCATTGATTCTTCAAGAAACTCCAGTTCCTTGTGTTGCTTCACCAAGTCTGACTTGTACTTGGCTTCAGTAACCATCTTGTCAAGAAAGTTAACCCGCATTTTATCCTTCCATACTTCTGCGTTATCAATATTGTACCTCATCTGCCTCATCTCAACCGATTCAAGGTGGTTAATATCCCGATAGAACGTGAAGAGATTTTTGAGGTACTCGACTTCCAACGCTTTTAGTATGGTGTGCTTGTCTTCATACTCAGCAGCTTCCTTCAACATATTATCTGCGTATTTGCTTGCCCTATTGTTGAGATCTTGAGATGGTTTCAAGTTGCGAGTTTGAACGTTGTAGGTTACATACTCCTTGATAAGAGCATCTCTGCCATTCTCAATGCACTTCTTCATCTGCTTCGCTGTCTTTTCTTCTTTGATGAAGTTGCTGTTAATTGTCGTTAGAGCCCTGTACGCCTGTTCATACTCATCTATACAAGGATTGTCGTTAGGATTGCGTGGGATTGCAATGCCATTCTCTCGCATGTACCTGAAATACTCAGGATTGTGAATAATACCTGACGTTTTAATATGCAACGTCTTCCAGTCAAACGTGGTATGACACGATACACACCACATCTGATCACATCCGTTCACCTTCATAATAGAGATGTTGCACTTAGGGCATGGTTTGCTATCCTTCTTGATTAGCTCGGCTGTATCAATATCCTCCTGCTTGCACTCGTGACCATCTTGTTTGATGGTGTGGCAGTGCTTGCAGGTCTCCATGTCACATATAGAGCAAATCCAGTTCGCGTCAACAAAGCCGTTACATTCCTTGTTTTCACAAGGAAACTTGTATTGCTTGATAACACGCTGTTGGACGTTCATACCTCTCAACGCAGCGATTTGGGTATTGTAGAAGGTAACACGGCCAGTCATGAGACCCCTCTGTTCAAAATGTTCGATAGTTCCTGGGATTAGCTTGTTTTCTTCAACGTCCTTGCGGAAGGTTTCTTCCAAGGTGGTAATTATACCCTGAATAGTCTTGATGTTCTTGCGTTTTTCAATCTCTGGTAGAGAACGAGGAACAAGAAGCATCTCTTCCTTGAAGACGAGTTCCTTGATGTCCGTGCGATAGAGCTTGTCAACGTACGACTTGCCGAGGAAACTAACCAGGGTAGACCTATGAAGCTTCTTCTTGCAGTTCATACAGCTTTTCTCTGTCTTCTGCAAGGTATAGATGTGGTACTTGATACAGGTAGTACAACACTCAAACTCGCAGTGAGGACACTTTTTGATGTGCGTCTTGGGTACTTCGGAGACACAAACCATGCACTCAACCATATTGCAGGTAGGAGCGGAGGTAGCAGAGGTAGCAGAGGTAGCAGAGGTAGCAGAAGTAGTAACAGCGGCAGCAATAGCAGACATGTGTTTGGTGTCATCATTAACCCGAGTAGCTATCAATTTTTGGATATACCTGTACATATCTATCTCATAGGTATTCTTATTAAGTAAAAAATGAATTGATTATTTAAGTAGAACTTAATTTTATTACTTTAACATGTTAAAACTAAATAAACTTCTTAAAATGTTCTATTGATTCTAAGAAAAATCCTTGATAACCCATAATTGACCCAGGGCGCATTATTCTAATGTATGCAATCGCTTCGCTTGGGGTAAAATTTAGTTTTAATATTAGCCATATGCATATTAGTAGACCTGTTCTACCAAGTCCTGCATGACAATGAACTGCAACTATTTCATCATAATTTGTTGAATTAATAATATTCATAAATTTTTTTACTATTTTAATAGAAGGAACTGAATAATCCTTGAAAAACAAGTCAACTACTTTAATACTATCATCTATTACCTTTCCATAATTGCTATCATCATTTAATCTAATAATTAACTTAATATTTCTTTTTTTTAATTCTGTACAAACATTTTTTATAGTTTTAGTTGTTGGTGTACACATTGCTAGAAATTTATTTGCTATTATGTTCATGTCGCGTTTTGAATAATCAGTCAAATATTCATAATCTTTGATATTAAAATTATTTAAATCTTCAATATTATTTTTGTGTACAAAGTAAACTGCTCTTAAACAATCAGTAATTGATGAATAATAACCACCCCATTTTGATACACAATCTATAAAATAACATTGATGTTCGTTAAATATTTCCAATATATCAAATATCACCTTATTAACACACATATTCATTTTTATAATTAAATAGCAGCCCATCATAAAAACTGCATTTAGTAAATCAGCATTATTTTTATTAATTAAGTAAACATAATATACAATATTTCTATCTGAAATTGTTGGGTCAATTATTTTATCATTTATAAATTCACAAAATTTTATAACATTTCCCATATTCGTAGGGCCATAATCATTATTTAAAGGAATATAAGATTCATGAAAATCCGTTGATGTAATATAATCTTTGCTTTCTTTAATAATTTTTTTAGTCTCATCTATATTTTTATGTATGGTAAGATACAATCTATCGTAAATATAGAACATCTTAATACATTAATATTATATTTAATTAATTATTATATGCATTTAAAAAATTAACATATAAGATAACTATAATGGCAAATAATAATTATAATAACAAAGCTGAAAGGCTTGCTATTGTTTTGGATATAGCTAAAAAACTAAAAAATTACAAGCTTAAAAATGGTAGTACATTAAACTTGTATAATCCCGAATTATGTTCTTTCATAGAAGAATATAAAAAAATAACAAATGAATACATAAAACAGGATGATAGTGATGTAAAGGATTATCGTGGTACTTTGCTATTTGAAGAAATAAATAAAAATATAGAATATATATTACCAGCACATAAATCAACAGCTCCTTTGTTTGTAATCAGGTATTAGAAAGGCTATCTGTTTTAGTCTGCTAATATATTTATTCCCGCGAAGTTTTTGATAATGTCTTTGTCGTCTTTGATAGGTTCGCGGTATTTGTCGTTGCACAATTGCACGCCGTTGTACTTGGCTACAATATTCTTAGCACATTCTTCCATCTTCCTGCAAATAGTGCTGTTTATTTTAGAGCAGAATACTCGGGTCTTCACTGTTTCGGGTGCCCACGCTTTTACACGACCAGTGATGCGCCCAAAGAGCTGGTAGAGATTGTCGTTTGTAATTTTGCTGTATCCAAAGATGGCAGTTGTGAATGTACCAAGTTCTTTGGATACAAGAGTTTGTCCCATACCAACACACAAATATCCAGTGATTACTAGGGGACGACTGAATATCATGTTATCGCGAAGATGGTAGCTAATTAAATCACCCAGTTCTCCTGATTTAATAACTAGATCAATTACCACATCTTTTCCTTCTTCATCAGTGTAGCGAATATTTTTTTCAACCCCGTTGAGTGTAACAACAACACAACGAGGATTGATTTTCATCACCATGTTGCGAATGATGTTGTGTGTCACACGCTTGCGTGTAGCGGGGATAAAGGTACGAGAACCATCAGACAAGATTTCGGGGTTTTTTTCAATGACGGATTCTGCATACTTGATGTTGTATATCTCGTTGTAGTAGAGGTTATACTCGTTTGAGTCGTCCTCCAAAACAAACCTACAATGCTTGAACTCCATGTCATTCCAACCAAAGTAGTTGCATTCGTTGTGCTCGGCAATGTTAACGATGGTGATTTTCTTCCAGTAGTCATCGGGATCCTCATTGGCTTTGTCCCAGATAACGTCAGGAGTAGCCGTCATTGCCATGATACCATGAACAATTTTGTAATTATCCATCTTTTCAATATTTCCACGGATGTTCGCCTTCTTTGACTTGATGTACTTATGAAGCTCATCAAAATACACGAAGATACGCGAGATAGCTGTTTCGTTATTGTTGAGAAACTCCATATATTTGAAGCAGTCGTCAAAACGCCTGTAATTGCTGCATGCAACAACGATTTTGGGCATTTTAGACGGATCCTTGGAAAAACTAATAAGCTTACAGAGACTATTAATGTGAGTTAAATCTCCCTTATAAGTAGAAGCAAAAATAGCAACTGCATTTTCGCCATGTTCTTCCTTAATATCACTAAGTCTGTTAGCAAACTGTTTGTTGTTGAGGAGAGTGTTCATGGTGAGAACAAAGTGAACACTACGCCCTTTACTGGGATCATGCTTAATTTCATCTAGGATCTTGTTGATGGTGACGAAGGTCTTGCCCATCTGGGTGGGAAGAATACAAAGCTTGAACTTGTTCTGTTCAGTCATACTTAATAGTGTGATGCCCGGGAAAGCCGGTTATAGCTATCAATTTTTACCTAAATCAGGACATAAATGTCCTGGATAGCATGGCTAAACCAGGACCTATATGAAAATTAAATATATCTATACATATTAAAAAAATAGCTGACAATGCCATAAAAACGAGTACATAATTTTATTTTTCTATGATTTTTATAAACTTTATAGAAATTCAAGAGATTTAGAGAATTATGTACTCATTTTTAAATAGAAGTATACATAATAATATTAGAGCAATTTGTAATAAATGTCCCCATGCTATGTAGCATAATAGTAACAGTTTTAAAAAAACTAATATTTGTATGATTTATATATGGATTGAGATTCCATGATAATATAGCAAACGCAAAGTATATTAAAGATACAGCTAAAACAGTAAAGTAGCGACGAAACTTTTGTAAATCCATATTGTAATAAGCATAAAATATAGAATAATATAATGCCATTTGTACAACAACTATATCAATATACATGCGCCATTTTTCTTCTGGCTTAGACCAAAATAATATAGAAGTTATAAAAACAAATAATGCAGGAATACTTGCATAATATTTGCCTAAATATATAGCAGTCATAAAGCTAAATAAAGCCAGAAAACTAACAGCAATCATATATTTATTCATTATTTATTATATAAAAACAATTTAATATAAATTATTAAAATGAGGTCGCGAGTTATATATTTAATGTTTTTTTTAGCAAGTATGGTTCATGGATTTACATCTACAACACTTGCAAATAATTTAAGTGCATTAAATGGTATAAAAAATCGTAAAGCTATTGGTACTTATAATAAATTAAGAAATTTTAAAATGAGTAGTGACATTGATAGCAGCGATACAAAAACAACAGCAAAAAAACTAGATACAATTAAAACACCACGTAGATATATGTTATTATATGGTGCAACAGCATCATTGTGTATTCTTAATTTATTTCAAAATGCTAAGTATCCGCAACATAATCTTAAAATTCTAGAAAATGTTCAAAATAAGTTATTTAGAGAAGCTACGCCATCTATTTGTTATATTAGCACAGAATATGGTAGTATGGCAGATAAATATAATTTAGATAAAGATGATTTGCCCAAAGGAGTTGGTTCGGGATTTGTATGGGATAATAATGGTCATATTATTACAAACTTTCATGTTATCAATAAGGTAGATAGCGCTATTGTTACAATTACAGATAAAAATAATAATAAAAAAGAGTATAAAGCAAAATTAACTGGTGTAGATCCAGATAACGATTTAGCTGTTCTTAAAATTGACATGAGTGATGGTGACAAACTCAAAACAATTAAATATAATAAAGATGTTAGCCCAGCAATTGGTCAGTTTGCATTTGCAATTGGCAACCCATTTGGACAAGACCATACTCTCACAACAGGTATTGTATCTGGAATAAATCGGGAAATCACAGCACCAACGGGAAGAAAAATTACTGGAATTATTCAAACAGATGCTGCTATCAATCCAGGAAATAGCGGAGGTCCTCTGCTAAATACAGATGGAGAAATTATTGGAATTAATACAGCATCAATGGGTATGGGAGTATCAGCAGGTATCGGTTTTGCTATCCCAATTCAACGAGCAGTTAAATCAATTACGGATATTATTGAAACAGGATTTGTAAAACGTGCTATTATGGGTATTTCTTATATGGAACGTAATCCGAGTATTGTAGAATCAGAAAAAAGTGGTATTCCAATTATTGAAAATGGTATTTTGGTTTTAGAAGTTCCTTCTGATTCACCAGCAGCCGCTGCTGGTATCAGAGGAGTAACAAGAAACGAAAAAACTAAACGTGTAGAACAAGTAGGTGATATAATTATAGGAATTGCTGATAAACCTGTAAAAAATCCAAATGATCTTAATAATATTCTAAAAGAATTTAAACCAGATGATATTGTAAAAATCAAATATCTAAGAAATAAAGAAGAAAAAGAAACTACACTAAAACTGGGAAGTTACAAAGGAACAACATTTACACAATTGGAAAATGAACGTGGTAACGATTTCGCAAAACGCGAAGGTAATGAAGTAAATATTCCTCTTAAAAATCTAGAACCCAAAATAGAACCTAAATTAAATTAATACAATAATCTAATATTTCAACCCTCATATAATTAAAGAAATATTTAGGTTCAAATCTATCATAACCATCTTTAAAGTTTGAATCGTGATAATAGTATTTTTTTATTAGTTCTATAATATCAATAATGCGATCATAATAATACCTCTTTTTTGGTTTACAGAAACTATATAATTTTTTATAAATTTCATTCATATAATGAACGAGTATATACATAATTGTTAGTTTAGTATAAATAGTTGTATTTGAGTAACATTCGATATCAATTGTTTTTTTTATTTTTTTAAACAATTCATTTATACCAATTCTACTAGTATATTTGAATTCTAAATTTTCCAATATTTGAATTACACATTCGTATTTTTTTTCGTTAAGAAATATATTTAAAGAATATAATTCTAAATGTGATATTATATAGTTATATCTATAATTGATAACATTACTAGAATACTTACCATCATCATTAAATTGCGGAGTATTTATTTCCTTATAATTAGTAACTTTTGAATTATATAATATGTATTTATAATAATCAAAATACACATCAATATACTTTCTTAATTCAAAATATCTTTCATTAGGTATTTTACTAGTAATTTCATAACCATATTTCATTTTAAATAATTCATAATAATACGTATTTAATATTTCATCTGATTTATTATTGTGTTCATAAAAGAAATGATTATATATTATTTCAGTATTTTTAACTTTTGTATATGTAATATCATCTTGTGATATAGGTAATGGTATTTTATGAGTATTAAAATAATATTTTAAATTAATATAATTATAATAACTATTTTTAATGGCATTTTTAAAAGATATTTTATTATATTTATTAAAAGATTTAATTAAAGTTGCATTTGAATTAAGTAGTAAGTATTCTAATTCTCTGTAATAATCTTTACATGTAAGAGCTAGATTAATAATATTTTCTAAATTATTTAAATAAATGCTAATATGTGATAATGCCAATATATCAAAATCTCTTAAAGATAAGTTATTTTTAATTATCATTAATGATATAATTAATATAAAAAAAAATGTCAATTTTTATTTAGAAATTAAGTAACAACTATCAATCATATAATCATTAGCTACCTTTTTTAATGCCCATCTATATATTACATAACACATATTGTTATTATTAGGATTACTCTCGGGATAATACATGTCGTTAAATTGAATTCCATTATAAATCATAGTATTATAATCTGCTTCAACTTTGACATCGACAATATAATATGACATATTAAATTCTTTATCATATTCATATTTATAATTAACATAAGAATAATTATAAAACTTTCCTAGAAGAATAGCATACTTACTATTATTAAAAGTTTCAATAAGATTATTTGTATTTTGTGATTTTAGTGGATTTGATGGTGCACAATGTAGTTTTAAATTATCAATGGAAACATATGCGTCATTATTTTTAAAAGATTTTAAAACATTATCTAATATAGCATTAAATTCTTTAACTTTATCATCTTCTTTATTTTCATTAACTTCATTTATATTACTATTTACATCATTATTTGATGTACTATTTGTATTTATTAATTTATCAGGTTTTTTCAATGTTGGTAAATTAAAAGCTTCTTTTTGTGCATCAATTATTTCAATGATTCTATTAGCTTCTTCTCTTAATTGTTCAATACTTTTTTCTTCGGCACTTACATGTTTAGTAGATAAAAATGGAGCTACCAATAGAGGCATTATTTTAATACAATTTCTTCGTTTTAGATTAATTGCGGGCTTATTATTTTTATCATTAAAGAATTGCATGTTATAACTAAAACTACTAGCACAACTAATAAAAATAAAACTAATTATAATACTTCTCAACATTTTATATTTAACATAAATTAGTTTTATATATATTTACATAATGTCATATGAACGCAATTGATTAATATCATATTCTTCCTTAACATCTACTTTTAAATTTTTCAACATCATTTTATAATCATCACCATTAACTTCTTTTCCGGATGGGAAAATGACTCCTTTAACTGGATTTTTAAGCATTTTATCAATAGACAATGGCTCATTATCATCTTTATAATCTTCCCCAAAGAAACACTCTTTAACACTTTTACCCATTTCTTTACAAGTTTTAAGAGATTGATACATATCAACCGGTTGTGCAGTATCTTTATAGTAAACTTCAAATGTTTTCTTGGCACCATTATTTGTATCCGCAGCTGCAACAAGTACATCAGCTAAATCCATTCTAGAAATAATACCACTTTTAGAAATACCTTGATTGAACTCTACCTCTTTTACACCTCTACGTTCTCCCGGTGATAACATTCCGGGTCTTACAATAGTATAACTCATATCACTAGGTGTATTTTCATATAATGTCTTGATACGTTCTTCGCCAACTTGTTTTTTATAACAATTTTCACAACTAGAAAATCCTCTATCAATAGCTTCGCCTATTTGCTCTTTTCCTTTTTGGCATTTTGCACATATTGAAGATACTACGACAAGACGTTTAACACCACAATTGATTGCTTCTTTTGCCACATTTACAAGTCCAATATCTTCTACATCATAACTTGGTTCTGCAACAATGCCTTCTTCTTCATTTTTTTTCATTTCGTCATAACTTTTGGTTCCAGGTGTTCCTGTTAATTTTACTTTTGGTCGCGATGCAGCACAATAAATAACAGATTCTGCATTTTTCATTATATTTTTTAGAGTATCGGGTTTAATTACATCTGCGATAGCGGAAGTAACCCTATTTTTATCTTTAATATTGTCAATAACTAATGTATTGACTCCTGCATGTTCTCTATCAACAATATTTACTTTGCGACGTGTTACTGCTACTACATTAAAACCTTTTTCTATTAAGGCTCTTACAGTATCACCACCAGTATATCCAGAAGCACCAAATACAACTACTTTTTTCACAATTGATGCATCTGATGCATCTGCTTTCTGAGGATTATTCATAATAGTAAGTATAGAGTATGAAGCTAATGGCGCTAATTCAATAAAATTACGGCGACTAATATTATTTTGAAATCTAGCATTTAATTTAGTTAGCGCAGGTTTATTTCTAATTATTTTATTATGCTTTAAATAATTCAAGGGCGCAAAAGCATTTGCATATATAGCAAGAGATAATAATATAATTCGTTTAAGCATTTTATATATATTATAACATATTTTTATATATAAAACATATAAATATTAAATATACTAAATATGAAGAATATAGCATTTTGGTCAAATCAATTAGGTGAAAGGGGAACCGAAATAGCGATGTATGATTATGCTTATTATAATCAAACTCTATTAAATAATAAATCATTTATATTTTATGAAATAAATAATGGTAATAATAATTTAAATGTTATAAATAAATTTGCTAAACAATTTAAAGTAATTGGAGTAAATGAATTTAATGATGTTGACAAATATTTAAAATTATATAATATTGATATTATTTATATTATAAAATCAGGTTATAATGATGGTAGACTTAGTAAAGTAGCAAAAAATATTATTCATTGCGTTTTTACATGCAATGAACCACATGGAGATGTATATTGTACAGTATCAGATTGGGTTAAAAATAATAAAAGATATGACGCTGATATAAATAATATATTAACATTGCCTCATATTGTAAGTTTGCCAGAACATAAACAAGACATGCGCGATCAATTAAATATTCCAAAAAATGCTATCGTATTTGGTAGACATGGTGGTAACAACACTTTCAATATAAGAAGTGTCATGGGATTAGTTTACGATATTGCTAAAAATAATAATAACATATATTTCTTATTTGTAAATACACAGAAATTTTGTCCAGATTTGCCAAATATAATTCATTTGGACATTATAGTAGATTTAAATGATAAAAGAAAATTTATAAATACATGCGATGCAATGCTTTGGGCAAGAAGCGATGGAGAAACATTTGGATTATCAATAGCTGAGTTCTCAATATGTAATAAACCGGTCATTGCGTGTAAAACAGGAGATTTGGCTCATGTTGAATTATTGAAAAATAAAGGTATATGGTATAATAATATATACGAATTAAAAAATATTATTACAAATTTTAAAATAAATAATGATATTGATTATAATGTATGCAAAGAATATTCACCAGAAAAAGTAATGAATATATTCAATAATATAATAACATTTTTGAAATAATCTTTTTATAATATAGAACAAATGTCAAAGGAATATAAAAGAACTGGAAAAGAAAATGTTTGTGGTAAAGAAAAAACAATTTATGAATTGAACGATGAAAAATACATAAAGCAAAAAGGGAAAAAAGGCGA